TGAGAAGAAATAACTCAGTGAGATTAACGGAATTAACCGTCAAATAAATTACCGATTTCCACGGTATTAATTAAATGTCCATACCCTTTTTGATACTTCTCAATTTCCATATAACCGTTAAAGCGTCTTAAATATTCAGGAAACCATGTTGGATCATTTGCAGCACGTTCTTGTCTCTTCGGGACAGCAATTGCTTCTTTTTTCAAATAATCACTCATTGTAACATTTCCATAATGCGCATCATAATAACGTTGTGCAGTATCTTCAATATCGGGCTCTTCTTCATCAGATGGTCCCTTTGGTCCTTTTTGATCTTTCTTTTTATCATCTCCCAATTGTAATTTAATACCTTTATTAAGAGCTTCTTTATAATCTTTTTTCTTTACAATAACAGTATCCAAACTCTCAGTTGGTGATGGTGGTCCTTCCATACTTGCACCGGTAGCCACAGATGAAACTGCAGCTGTTGTTCCGGTTGAAGAAGTTCCGGAGGAACCTGCATATACATACGCAGTAACAGCATTCAATAACCCTGTTGTATCACAACCCATTATTGACACAGGTATTGTTGCATTTGAATACTTTCCTCCATTTGGTGTTAATGACGATGTATCATTACCATTTATTCGTGTTAAATTTATCGGTACAGCATCTGTTGAAATATTATTACCATTTATTTGGGTAATATTTGCTGTAACACCAAAGGAAGCACCAGGTTGTACACTCACTGAATAATCAGGAGCAGATGAACCTTGTATAGGCACACCTTTTGTAGCACTAACAGGAACTCCTCCAATATTCAAATTTGTTTCCAACATATTTGAGGAAACATTTGTGCCACCAACTTGCTTAACATTTACATCCTGTGTTAATGAACTTGATGATACACAATTTATCTGATTATTCGTTACTGATACTGTTTGTTTTGAATCAGAACCATCATATTTTTCATCAACAATTACAACATGTGTATGTTGTTGTGATACAGATGGTACAGGATCTGATCCAAAAGCCAATTTTTTCAGTGCTTTCATTGTTGCACTATAGCGTTTACAAATTTTATTGTAATCTTTTTCGGATTGTTCATCGCCATTCATTTTCATTTCACGGCGTTTAAATTCTAAATATTGTTGTCGTGCAACATCACGGTTGTTTATTTCAACTGTGATTCCATTTGTTGCAATACGTCCTTTTAAGGCCATAACATACTCAACATAAACATCTCCGATTTTTGCAGAAGCACCGGTTGGTGATCCTGACGCTGAAGAAGCTACACCCTGATCGAAAAAACCATAAATAATACCCTGACAACACATACGGTCCTCACTCGGACCGTTTGTTTGTAATTCAGTGTTTTTCCATTTTACTTGTTGCATTCCGATCTGTTTTGGGGTCCATTCAAAAGCACCCCAGGGTGATATTAATTGATGTTCAAACATATTATTTGATGACTGCAATGATACATAATTCACAGTTTCCACATTTGCAATTTCTGAATCTCCAAAATAACCCACAGCAACGTTAACATTATCTAACGTCGAGGGGACAGGTGTTGTACCTCCTGACACCGTTGCCAGTGTATAACTTGTTGTTGGTATTACAAACACCAATTTTAATCTTTTAAATTTGAAAAATTCATAATGTTGTGCGTCTTGTGTAATTGTTCCATTGAATGCATCAGGATTCACCTGAATAGATGCCATTCGAGCAGAATTTACCAAATCCAAAAACGCCCATTGCTTATTTGCTGATGTTTTTGTATCATCATATCCGAGATAACATAACTTTTGTAACCCCGCCACAATCATACCGTCTTTTCCAGCGGACAATCGTGTATAATATGGAGAAAACATATTTGTTGAACGTGCAGGTGCTTCTTTCAAATGTACACCTGTTTGTAATTTTTCAGTTAAACCTCCTTTTCCAAAGATTAAACCCTGTTTACTCGAATATCCTGCATGCCAGCCCAATGCTGATGCAGCTACAGTCCATTTATGTTTCTTTTTTATCATTGTCTTTGCTTTTTTAACTTCTTTTTTGGCAATTTTCTTTTCCTGTTTTTTAATATTATTAAAGATCTTTTTTGCCTTCGGTTTCTTTCCTTTTTTCGGAGCCATCTTTATTTCTTTTTATCTTTTTGTTTTTGTTTTTCAATTGTTTGTTCGAGAATTTGTTTAAATTCTGGTTCAGATGCAATTTGCAATAGCGTCTTATCCTTCGGTTGTAAACCTTTTTGTAACAACTTAAAGAAGAGTCGTCCGTGTACACCTTGAGTATACTGTAAAACCTTCTTTTGATACTCTTCTAACGCAATCTGGTCAATGTTCTTCCGAACTTTTTTCTTAAACGACCGAGCGTGTCGTGATAGATAATCAGCTGTTTGATACAGATTTTGACTTCCAGAAGCCAAACCCGCACTTATATCGTAATTTATACCGATATATAGATTAAGGCCATCGGTTAAAAGCCGCAGTGCAGTTCCCTTAATTCACGTTCACTTAACCATTCGGTTTGTAATATTTCATACGAAACGTGTTTATCTGTTTTTATTTTTAATTGCAATTGCATTGTCTCGAACATCCATGCATTAAATTGACGTATTATCTGCCATAATTCATTATTTGGCCATGCCTCTCTTTCGAGGGCTATCGTTCTTTCTAATACATCATTAGGATAATTTGAAGTGCCGCCGTACACCACCTGACATAATGTCTTAATATAATCGGGTACAGCGCACCAAACATTATTCACTTTTTTAAATCCACGTGAAAGGAATTGCAAATCCTCTAACTTTTTTGATGAGTTCAATTGTTTCATTTCAAATCCGAAGTCGGCATAAGCCTGTTTTAATTTTTGCAAATCAAACCACGGAAATTTTTCCAAATTAACCCCACCCAAGTTATCATCACCCATAAATGCCATAATATTTGAATCAAATATAAGATGATATATTTCAGGAATTGTCATGTTATCTAATATTTTTTCTGGAATCATACTAAGGAGAGCGTAAATTGCTACAATTTCATGTGCAATTGAATTATCAAATATCGTGAGTGCGTCACCAGATGCAACTCCACGTTTCTTTTGTAACACTTCTCCCAACTCCATAAGCACAAAACCTTCAGTTGCTGCGTTATATAATACTTGAGCTCGTTTTTTATTTTCTTCAGTGGACATAGATAAAGGTAACCATTGTAAACGAATTTTTAGAACTTCATCCAATAATTCTTTTGGTACCGATCTATCCCATCCACTAACATCACTATCCCAAAATAACGCTTTAGTGCCTACATGATTTTTAAATTGTTCATATAGTGCATTCCATCCTCCGTGAAAATTTGAGAGGCCAACACGAATCCATAAATCCCAATGATTTTTTGTAATTCGTTTATTTTGCCCCAAAAATATTTTTTGTTTGGCAGCGAGCATTCGTCGCGCACTTCCCATAAACGTACGTGGGTTCTTTCCGACCTTTCGTAATTCTGCTTTTAAAGCATTTGAATACAAGTCGGGCTCAGGAGTTTTTAATAATTTTTCCCAATACTCACTAATAATTTGATAAATGTTCTCTTTTTCAATAAACTCATCTGTCCGTTGATATTTCATATTAAAATAATATCCTGGAGAAGCTGCAGAATCCCATGACTGAAATATTTCTTCAAATGTCATCTCTCCTGCATCTTTACAGACCCTGCCATTATGCAAGTAGGTTAATTTTGATGCTAACCATAAAAGCTTTTTATTAATATTAGTTTTCTTTGGTTCCCAAAATTTATGGGCTTCCATATAACTCTTTTTCAACTCCAATTCAGCTTGTCGCCACACGTCGTCAGGAATTTTTAACATGGGAATTTTTTCTTTTATAAATTGTTGGAAATAAAAATTTTCTGTTTCTTTTGTTTTTGGATAAGTTTTTCGATTAAGCACACATTCACACTGAACATCACGCATATATTGTAAATATTCATTCGATAATTTATGGCCGAACGGAGTACGACCAGTAAAATCAGATATTTTCTTTAAATAATTAATCCAATCGTACTCCTGCATTACTTTCCCAACTCATCGTTTGTAATGAATTTGTTTGGAAATACTTTATCATGGCCCGACACTTTAATTGAGTGTCCACCTTCAAAATGCATTCCGCAAATTCCTAAACGCATATCGTTTGGATCATTCGGGTTAACAGCCTGCCATACAGGTAAACCTGACCATCCCGGTTCGGTCCATGCATTATGAACCCCTTTCATGGGCGAAAATCCCGCTGATACTACTTTAGTAACAGGATTTCGAATGTATATATTACCCGGAGCATAAGAAATCATTGGAGCTTGTTCACAAAATTGAATTGATTGTTTTTCATCTTTCGGCGTGTAAATATTCTCAAAACACATATAATCCGATGATTCTTTAACTTCCTTTGCATTCTCCACTGATATTAATTTTTTCTTTTCTCCGGATTCCATTATTAATCGCGTAATTTTTGCTCCATCTAATCCGGTCCATGGATTTTTATAAGTTAAATGATGATTACATTTTATTAAACCACCATGTACATAACCAAACCCCGTAAATTGTGAGTTTTCAGGTTTTAACATTTCATCCATTGGTCCTTCTTTTGCAGAATTTTTCAGTGCATTAAACTGAATAATAAATTGATCAGTTTTTTCTTTTGACCACGGTTTTAAGGCAGTCGTGCTTTCTTTTGCACCCAAAATGGTGACGGTTTTACCCTCACCAACTGATGTTGATACATATGTGAATGCTGTTGAAGATTGTTTTTCTTTACCTTTACAATTATCCACATGCTCTTTAAACGTTTTAAAATCGGAAGGACTCTTTACAAAATATGTATACTCACACTTTTCACAAGTGTACCGACACTTTTTACAAAGTAATTTATCCTTATTTTTATCCGAATTTTCTTTTGTCGTTTTATATTGCTTGTGGCATTTCTTACATTCAACATCCACTAATTTAACATCTTTTGATTCTTTTTGTTTTTTCTTTTCGGCTTTCTTATCTTTTTTCGATTGAACTAATTTAAATCCATCTTCTGTTTTTGGTTCAGAAGGAATTGATTGTTTTTGTTGATTTTGTTGTTTTAAAAAATTGGCTTCAGCTTTAGCAATCTTTGCATCCATTTCTGCATTTTTAATAGCAGTATTTGCGGCACTTTCTTTTAATAAATTTTCAGTAACTTGAGCAATCTGCTTCTCTGTACTTTCTTTCATTGATGCCACAGTCTTTTCTAATAATGCAATTTTATCTTTTGCTTCTTTAGCTTCTTTTTCTTTTTCCAAAAGTTTACTTTCAAACTCTTTCATAAATTTCTGATGAATTTCATTTTCACTTTTTTCTTGTTGTTTATGAACTTCTTTTTCTTCAGAAATTGCCATATGAATATGTTTAATT